TCCGGCTCCCAATCCTGCTACAGTGTTTGCAATCTTTACAGACACATCCTGCGGTCTAATTTTAGCACTTGAGGTGTATGTAGGAGTTGAAGTAGTAGCTTCTCCTGACTTTGATAAAAAGTCTACCGAATAGGATAGATAATCGCCTAATTCATAGGTTAGCTCTAAACTATTTACCATACCTAAAGCAAATCTTATATCTTCATTAGGGTCTTTCCTATATAAAGTTAAAGATTGATGAGTTGAATTTTGTGCTGGTGTAAAAGTATGAGTATATCCGGCAGAAGCACTTCCTGAGGCGGTGGGGAAAGCTCCAAAGGTAGCTCCTAAAATATATCCAATACCATCTACAAATACTGGTCCGGCAACCGTGCCAGCTCCCCAATTTTTAGCAATATCACCGTCCATAAATTCATTAATTACTCCATAGGGAGCTTCTTGCTTTATGTACTCTGCATTTTCATCAAAAGATAATTCTGTTTTAGGTAGCCAATCAGCTGCAACTACCGCCGTTCCTCTAACAGATTCTTTCCCTATTCCTACATTTACTAATGCTCCTATGTTATTTGCCATAATATTATTATTAGATTATATCTTTATTATACAGATTTTATAGCTTGTAGTTGTAATGTATTCCTAATTACTGCTAATTCATCTACAACTTCTTGCTCTGAGACTATTACCGGTCTTATAAAATGAACCGAACCTCCTAAGGGAGTGCTTGTATTAATTTGAGTATTGAATAAATCTACAATCTCTTGAACTAATAAATCAGATATCTCTTCAGCCGTAATAGAGGTTGTATTTTCCTTAGTTTTTTCTTGAGTGATGATTATATCAAAATTATAAGTATAAAGCCTTTCCACATTAGTCAAATACTCTGTTTCTATTCCTTTAGATAATACTTGAACTCTAGGATATCCTGTTATCTCATTAGATGAGAACTGGTCTAATTGTTTTATTTTTCCTGCATTTTTTAGGGGAGTTAATAATGTTATTATTGAAGCTCCAATTGTATGTATACTCATTTTGATAAATTCTTAAATGTTTTATTTATAAGTGTCTTAAATATTTCTCTAACCTTATCTATATTATCACTTACTGCTAAACTTAAAAAGGGTTTAGCTCTCATCCTTTTAGTTCCCAACTCTACAAATGAAGGATATTTTAGTCCTTTTGAGATAAATACTTGTCCGGCTATAGGAGATATGATATCAAAAGATAAAGCCCTCCTTAAATTACCAACCTCATAAACTCCGTCCGAATACTTTACTCCGGCTCTAGTGTTGTTTACCGCCTCTCTGTGAATCAATGTTATAGCCTTCAATAATCCTATGTTTAGATTATTTTGGGTATCTTTAGTTTCATTTCTTAATTTCTTTTCAAATTGTCTTACATCTATAAAATCTATTTTAAATTTCTTGTTTGCCATACTATTTTTTTATAGCACTAGTTTCAATCAATTTTATCCTAGTACCATAATTTCTTGCTTTTATACCTTTTATTATAAACTCTACATCTTCAATATAATATTTATCTCCAACTTGAACATCAGTATTAGGCTCAAAGTATATTGTAAATGTATTATAAAAATCTCCTTCTCCAACTGAGATTAATTCTTCTGCTACTGGTTGCACACAAGCCTTGACATTTCTATCTGCGACTGTATCCCAACCTTCTGTGGCTCTCCCGCTGGTTGTAGTCTGTTTTAATCTCCTGATAGTTCCAAAACTAGTTAAAAATCTTGAGAAGCTCATATTGTTATATCTCCGTGGTCTTTATATTTATTCAACTGCATAGCTAAATTACCAATATCATAAAAGCTCTGCCCTAAAGCATAGCTAACACTTGCATCCCCAACTTTTTCACTACTAACTAGATTATCTACAACTCCGTCCTGTCTCATTATAGCTATTACATATTGAGTAGCTATTCTCTTAATTTCCGGTGGCACAGTGCCAGAATATCCCCATTTAGCCGTGATTCTAACATTAGCATCGTTCCCTTCAAAGTATATAGGATAATTCAATCCCAAACTATCTATAAATTCAATTGCCATTTTAGGAGTTGTGTTTTCTGGGGTAACCCTATATGAAGTAGGGTCTATAACTTGCCAATTATCTCCTTGCTGAGTTCTGGCTGTTAAAAACTCTACTGTTTCAACCTCATAAGTATAATCTATAACTATTCTAGTAGATAAAGGTTTGGTTGAATAGATCTTAGGAGTAGCCGAAGATATAGTGGGAGCAAAACTAGTTCCAGTATAACTATTAATCCAATCTTGAGCCTCTGCAATGTATGTATTGACTAAATTAACATCTAATACAATGTCTGGAAATCTATTTCGTATATCTTGGTATGCAGTATACATATTTTTTCAAAAACTTATCCCAACCTCCATAGGAGGCTGGTGATAAATCTTAGACTAGGCTGAGATATTTCTAATAATAGCAAGTGAAGTTTCAGTAGCAGAAGGAGCTCCAATTGAAGTAAATCCTTTTCTCAATCTTGAATATAGTTGAGTCTGGTCAAATCGTGGCTCTCTATCACTCTCAAAGCTAATAGAAGCTCTGGTTCCAGTGATAAATCTTGAAGTATTAACAAGCAATAGGTAAGAAAATGCTCCAGATCCAGTGAATAGTCCAGTTGAAGCTAAGTCATTTCTAACAAGCTCATTAGCAATAATAGGAGCTCCGAATAATGAACTTAATTTTCCATTAGTGAATCCGAATATCTGCATATTGTTATTGTTTGTAGCATATGCTAATCCCTCTAACTGACTGTAGGTTCGTCCAGAACAGATTATAGCTAGGTTATCTGCTTCAATTCCTTGAGCATATTTTCCCATAGCAGCTTTAGCTTCCATAATCTTAGCAACCGTAACTGCAACTCCGGTTCCGTCAATGCTTAAAGCACCAATTCCTAATGCCATTTTTCTTAATCCGTCAAAAGCAGTTCTTACATCTCTTGAGTTTGTAATACCGTCCTGATGACTTCCATCAGCATCTCCATCTAAAATTCCTTGGTCAAGTGCAAGTGCAATAGCCTTAGAGTGATTATCTACTACATATGAGATAATATCTATAACAGAATCTTCTTCAATCTCTCCTGATAGATGAGTCATACCAGTAATTTTTTTAGCAGTCAAAGTAGATTTGCTAAATGTAGGGTTAGTTGAGCTATATGCAACCTGATTAGCTACAGTTGTATTTTCTGGGGTTAGGTATACAATAGCATCTGCTAATTCAATAGGTAGTTCATAAATAGCGGTTGGCATTTGTAAATCTCTAAACAAAGGTGCGACTGTTCCGAATTGCCTTACTCTTTCTAATACTCCTCTAAATAGAATTCTATCAATCAAGTTTCCTCCTTCTGAGGCGGTCTGTGTATCTAAAGCCTTGTACATATCTAAAGCTTCAGCTCGTACAGATGCATTTTTTATCAAAGCATTGTTCAATTTTCCTAATACCTCTCTTGTATAAGCATCTTTAGCTTCAATAGCTCCTTTTTGTAGTACATCTCCTTTTGAATTGTAAGTGAATTTTAAACTCATATAGTTGTTCTTATCTTATTATTAATTATCTCTTGAATATAGCATTGTAGATTTTATCTGCTTCCTTGCCTATATCTTCTACTTTCTCATCTTCATTTTTAGTGCTTTTCTCAATCTCTTTATCTGTCTTAGCTTTCTTTTGGGTGCTAATTACAGTTTCTAATTTTGTGTCAAAGCTTTTTACAGTTTCTTCTAGCACTTTTAGATTATCTTTTTCAGAATCTAGTTCTGCTTGTTTGTCATCTAAACTTTTTGTTAGCTCTTCAACTTTAGCTTGAAGTTCTACATTACTTGCCTCTAAAGTCTCAATTGACTTTTTGAGTTCTACTTTCTCTTTATCTCCGGTCAATAAGTTGTCTATTTTCTCGTGTAGATTTTTCATCATTTCCTCCATAGAGTTATTGTTAATTACTATATCTTTATTATACACTTTTTCAGTGTCTAAGTTATCAGTTGCTTCTTTATAACTTAATTCAAATGATTTAGCTATAGAGAATAAGGCTTCTGGGTTAGCTGGTACAGAGACTATAGAGACTTCATATATCTCTAAACTAGTAGCTACTCCAATCATTTTTCCTCCTACTTCTCTTGGCTCCCAACTAGCTCTACCTCCTATTGAGAAGGCTTTTAATTCTCCTAATTCAATCTTTTCCCAAATATAATCATCAGATATTCTCCCTTTTACATACATCCTACCTTGCTCATCTACACTAGCCTCAAATAGTTTTCCTATAGTTCTCCTGCCATAAACTGAGTCGTTCCCGTGGTCAAATAACAAAGTTCCCATTTTAATATACTCCTCTGAGGCTTTTTGTAATAGTTCCTTAGGGAAGTATTCACCATCCCTGTCTTCAGAACTAGTTGAAGCATATCCTTCTATCTCTCTGTTGACTGTTCCAACGGCTTTCTTAAATTGTAAGTTAAAGTTAAATTGAGACTGTAATTGATTCATAATTTTAGGTTGTTATATTTTTATTATACTAATTAATCTTGTACATCATAATCTAAAGCACATCTACATCCGACAAATCTAGGTGGCACATCCCCTCCGCCTAATCCGTCTGTATCTGGATATATAAAGTCTTGAGGTACATATCCTAAACTCTCATTATGTTTACAGCCTTGAGTAACTCGTCCATCTGCGACTGAGCTCCATCTCTTTTTTATTACAGCCCCTGTTTGAATCTGGAAGTCTCTCACGGCATTAGCAGTTGATTCAGCATATACACTCCCTATTTCATTTACAGCTATTTTTCTTGCTCTACTTTTACTTAATACAAATATATCTTCTGCTTCTTTTAGATATCCCTCATAGGTTATATCTCCTTTCAAAGCTCCCTCTAAAGATGAGTATAATTTTAATTTAGTATATTTCTTCATCCCTTGAACAAACTCTTTTCTCTTTTCAATCTCTCTTAAAGCCTGTTTGTTGACTCTATCTAGGTTTATATCAAATACAAGGGTATTAGCTACATTTTGGTAGGCATAGGCATATGTTGTAATAGTAGCTCCCTCTAAGGTTTGAGTTATCTCTTCAAAACCAATATCTACAAGCATATCTATAGGACTACCTCCATTACTTTTACCAAAAGCTAATTTAGTCACTCCCTTAAAACTAGCAATCATTTTGTTAAATGATTTTGTAATCTTATTAGTAGTCTTGAGTTCTAATTCAGTTATGAATTTACCTCTCCTTTTATTCTTTACTTTCATTAGTGTTAAATAAATCTTTTATTCTTTTAAATACAGACTTTTGAGCCTCTATTTCATCTGGCATATTATTAGCTACATCTAAACTAGGACTGTCCATTAAATCTTGAGGTGCTAAGGATATAAATCCCGTTCCAGTGCGAACTTGCAATTCATCTGCCCAATCTTCTTCTATACTATCTAATCCTAACATATTTCTGGCTTGATTTGTGCTAATTAATCCGGCATCTCTTTGCTTTATAATGCTATCTACTTTTTGAGTTTCATCTACAAATTTTTGTTCTAATATATGTAGCTCATATCCCTCAAATCCTAAATCTGCCAATATCTCATCATTGACAAATCTTTCTATAGTTTGCTCATAAGGTCTTACGGCATTAAGATAAAACTCCTTCTGCATAGTGTTTGAGGCGGTTGCTTCATTAGCAGAGTCTGTAATACCTATCATAGACTTAGACATATCAAAAGCCGAACAAGCCTTCTCTATAAACTTATCCCTGCTTTTTGTGAATTGCATTTTATCTAAATCCCTATCAATAGTTATAACATCTTCTATAATGTTATTTATCATAGGTTTCCCACTATTTAAAGCCCCTTGATATTGTGATAATAATTGCTTCTTATATTCTTCTTTTTCTTCTTTAGATTTATGAGCAATCTCATCTTTTAGCTTTATAATTGTAGCCGGTGTAGCAGAGTTCTCAAAGAATTTAGTATTGAATACAATAGCTCCTAAATCTGCTTGAATTTCTCTCATTATAGCCTCAACTCTTCCCACTCCATAGACATCTGAGTTATTCAATGATTCATTATACATTTCTTCTGGTGCCCATCTGGTCAATACTCTTCCGTTCCTGTACTGTATATATTCTAACAGCTCCCCTGTAGCAGATACTTTCTTTCTCATATATTTTGGGGACACTGTATCTAGTTTGACTACTCTAGGGTTAAAAGCTATCTTTTCAACATATGTATCTCCTACAATCAATAAATTCCTTACCATTTCTCTAATCTGTAATAATGTAGATGAATTCCCACTAGTTCCAGAGAATATTTTTTCAATAGCCTCTGTGTTTACATCTTTTATTTGTTTACCGTCTTTTTTCCACTCATAGCCTCCATTAGCTATTCTGTTTACAATTTTATTGACTAAGGCATAAACTATAGCGTGGCTTTCATATATAAATATTAAATCCGAATTTTTCCACTTTTTAATTAATCCTTGAGTCTTATTTTCTGATTCTTCAAAAGTATCTAAGACTACTGCTTTAAATTTCTGTATTTTAATCTTCTCTTGTTTTAATGGCTTCATATATTTTCTTCTTAATAGTTCTTATATACTTTAGGTTAATATTGTATTCTGCTGATATTTTTTCAAAAGGTTTCTCATTAATAATATCTTGAGCTATTCTAATATCATTATACTCTTTTAATCCCGTTGAGCGAATTATTTCCTCGTGGACATCTTCTATTTCTCTTGTAGGCTCTACAGTCATTATAGCCCAATCATCTTCTTCTAGGAGGAACTCGTGTTTCCATATTTTCTTTTGAGTGGTCTCAATTGATATTCCAAATTCCTCAATACATCTATTTATAAATTTGTCTTTTAGTTCTGGGTTTTGTTCTATAGCCTCTATGGCTTCTAATAAATTCATAGTATTACAAATTCTATTTTTTTAGTTATAGCTCCATATCTTATAGCATCCATAATATGATTATAATCATCTATAGGTTCATTTGTAGGCTCTTTATTTTTATCTAGTTTATAGACATAGTTTTGTAATTCATTTGCTAAATTCAAACTATCCTCTGTATAGTATACTTCTATTTCTTGTAAAGCTCCGATCCCAAAAGAAACTGAGCCCTTAGATTTATCTGCTCCCATAATATCAAATCCATATTGCCTTATTTCTTCAATAGATTTAGGCTCTGCACTATCTGCTATTATAGTTCCGTTTACTCCTAAAGTTCTCATCCTTCCGGCTATATGAGAATTCAATAAGCCCCTCTCATAAATAAGTTCTTTTAGATATAGTTTATTATTATGTTTTTTGATCTCAACTAAAGCAGTAGGGTCATTTGAATATCCAAAATCTAATCCATAGCTTGATGAATAAGGTAGTTGCTCAAATTCTTCATTTGTAATAGGGTGCCAATTCTTAAATATTCTACCTCTTTTACCAGACGGCACATAACCTTTAATCATATTGTAATAATAATCTGGTCTCCTGTGAATAAAAGACTCCATTGTATCTACTGACTCTTTAGATAAATTGACTATATTATCTTTATAACTAGCTTCAATATAAGTTGTGTCTGGTCTATTTTTAGGCACTGGGATATAGAAGTCTTCAATCTCTGAGTCTTGCAAGTTAAACCATCGTCTTATAATCCAATGATTTTTATCTG